GCATGAATAACATGCGATCGGTATCTGGGTAATATTCCCGCGCCACAGCTGTGAGGTAGTGATTGAGGTCGTCTTCGAGGCAGTCGGCCAATTGCTGTTGCTGCGGGGAATCCCATTGCGCATCGTCTCTAACCTTCACAGGCCCATCAGTTGGCAGGAGCTCAGACCGAGCATTTGCCTGAAAGCGTAACACCGCCTCCAGCAAGAGCGGATGGCGGACGCGTGACATACCGTCAACTGGCGCTCCGTCGGTTGCGCCGTTTAAGCCAGGTATCTCGACCTTCAGGCCAAGGAGCTTAATGCCTTGCGCTCTGTCTTCAATCCAGTCATTGCGGCTGTCGAGGTCGTCGCGCACGCCACGCAGTAGCTCGTCCGCTATGCGGCCTAGCTCCATGTCGTCGATGTCATCGACAAGGTTAGAAAACCACTCAGCGTTGTATTCGTCTGCCTCACGCTCTTCAAGAGACTTGCCGTCCATTGATACGGTGACGCTACCATCATCATGTTCAATCTTGAGGATATTGCCTCGGTCGTCTTTGACCTTGTTGTCTGGGCCGTCGATGATCTCGACCATAACATCTTCAGCCGGCCCGAGACCGCCTTGCATTGGCTCTTGGCGGAGATTCGGCATCAGGCCAGGCGTCATAGGCATAGGTTATTCCTCATTAGAAATTAATTTGGAGATGTCCTCAACAAACCTGTCAAGGCCCTCACGCGCGGCCATATTATCAGATTTTGCGCGAATATTATATATCCTCACAAAATCGTTCGGCTGCTTCCCCCACACTTCCACACGGAAGACACCAAGACCTTCTCCGTGGGCTGGCGGTTTATCAATCACATCTACAACGGCATTAGCGTATATCAACAGATCCTCCCATGTGTATTGGACAGAAGCCGGATTGCGCAGAACAATGCCGGAAGAAAATCTAATCACAACCATTTTAGAGCAAAAAGCCTTTGGACTTCATAAAGTCAATTGGGTCTTTGCTGCTCTTAGATAAGTTGCAGGCTTGGCAAAGCATTTGAATATTCCTTTTTGAATGCTCGCCGCCCTTTGATAAGGGGATTATATGATCAATGTGCCAGACAAATGGCTTTTGTCTACATATTGCGCATTTATTATTCTGAAGAGCCTTGATCTTATTAATATCATGTTTACCAACATTCTCAACCTTTGCGCCAGATAACTTGGCTCGCCTCTTCTTTGAGAACATTCTGGCTTCTTGAGGGTTTTTGTCCCTCCACTTTTTAGAAGCAGCTCTATCGCTATTTCTATTCCTTTTTCGCCATTCAATTGATGACTGAATAGATCTTTCCCGATTATCCAAATACCATTGCCTGCCCTTCTCCCTATATTTATCTGGGTCGGCTTGATATCTCTCTCTGGCCTTAGCGTTGGCCTTATCTTTATTGGCATGATGATATTGCAAGGCATTTGCATTACCGCAATCAATACACTCATACCCCCAATAGTCCTTACCCTTTCGGACATACTTGCGGAATCTATCGAGCGTAAACTCTTGAAAACATTTCTTGCAAACACGTTTTTCCATTTAGGAAAAATAGCATAGTTTTATACAGGATACAAAGGTTGCGGAGCCGCTCCTGTGTGTTGACGGCTATCGTCAAGCTCTTGAGTAAATTCAATACTTCTCTTCAATAGACCAGCTTCTCTCAAATATCTGAGAGCCATACTTGTGGTATCTACGAGGTCATCTGCCTTACCCTTGGGGAACGTCGCGGTCTGATTGATGACCAAGTCGGCCCAGGATTTATTCGGAGCGTAAATCAGACCATCAGCAAATAGATGCTGGATTGCGTAGAGTCTGGCAAGCTTATCTTGCCCCCGAGGGTCGACGAGCTGCACGCCGAAATCTTCGTGGCCATACAGGCGGCGGACCTCCTGGGCGATCGAATAGCCGTTGGCTTTGTTCTCAATCAATAGCTTATCGACCTGATAGCGCTCCATCGTCTCTTTGACTTTTTCGATTAGCTCATGAAATTCCAGGCGCTCTGCCCATGCAAACATAAGGAGGGCTTTGGGATGCTCCTGGCTGTATTGGCGCTCAAGATCCCATATAATTTCTCCTTTATGGTTGATTGTTCGTGTTGGTATCGCCTTCTGGTCGCCGCCAGAAAAGATCCCCCAGACCGTCATGGCGGAGCAATCGTTCTCTTGTTTGGTGGTATAAGCGCCATCGACGCTGGCAATGATGTAGTCGAGAGGCGGATAGTTTTCTGACTGCCACAGTTGCCAATGGTCGACAGGAATGATGCCGCCTCCGCGTGGAACGGGTAGCTGCTGATACTGAGAACTGAAGGCCCATTTGCCGAGGATCTGCTCGTCGCGCTCGACGACGTCGGCTGGGAAGCGCTCGGGGAAAAGGAGCCCTCCCTCGACGGTGCGCGGGTCTTCAAGACCAAGCATCGATGGCTGCGCCCTCGACGGGTCGTAACGCATTGGGAGCGTTATGACGTCAAACGGCAGACCTCTGTCGAGGATCGTGCCAATGATGTCGGTCTCTGCCAGGCGCTGTTGTATACAAATGATCGCGCTGTCCTTGGGCGATACGAGACGGGATGGGACAGCCTCGCAGAACCACGTTGTGGTCGTCTCCATGATCTGTTGAGACATGGCGTCGGACACGCTCAGGGCGTCGTCTATGATGATCCGATCGCCCCTGGAGCCGGTGATGCCAGACGCCGCCACAGCCTGGCGGAAGCCCATTGCTGTGTTCTCAAACTTTTGCTTCTGGTTCTGATCTTTCTGGATGACCACATGTGGCCACCTTTCTTTATACCAATCTGATTCGACAAGCCGGCGCATACGCTGAGAGTCGCGTATGGCGAGCTCTTGGCTGTGGCTGGCGCAGATGTAGCGCAGATGCGGCATGTTACGAGGTCCCCATTCCCAGGCGGGAAAGAAGACATTCGTAAGAAGCGATTTCATCGTGCCGGGACTGATCGCTATGGCCAGCCGGTTATAAGGCGATCCATCGTCGAGCGTCTCGCCAAATGAGATTGCCTCGAGATGATACGCCAGGTAATCAATATGCCAACCGTGTGTATATTCTGAGCCTGGCTCAATCACATGCCACGCAAGCTTGACGAAATTGGCGAGGCTTTCTTTACACATCGAACGCTCGACGCGTATCAAAAGATCGTCTGGATCTTCACCACAAAATGGATCAATTGTTTTACGCGCTGGCGCTTTCATGATGATCTTTCACGGCGCGAATAGCGGCAGCAACATCTTGTTTACGTCGATCGGCGTGCATTTTGGAGACAATATGTTTTGCGCCTGTATCATATCCCTCGACGATTGCAGCTGCCTTCTCAAGCGCATCAATCATGCCCTGCGCATATGCGTGCTTGATTGCCCAAGCAACGTCTTCTGTTGTTAATGTCGAGGCTTTGTCGTCCATAACGTATTGCCGTCTTCCTCGGCCCGATCAATCGTAGCCATTATCAATTGCGTCATCGACGTCGTCGCCTGCTCCGCGCCAACACGCGTCAACATGCAGTTAGATAAAACAAATGCAGCAGCGCCAGACAACGCGTTTAACGCGTCGTTTGGATCTTCCGCAATATCCTCGCAGCATTCAAGTATCTCGCTTACCAAATGACAAATGCGGTCTTTATCCTGTTCATCAACATCATCGTTTGGATAAGCATCAATCACTTCACGCCCTTTGCCGCCAAAATCAATTCACGCAATGTATCAAGCTGCTCTGGCTCCAACGCGTCGGTGTCGACCTTCTTTGTCTCAATTTGCACCGCGCCGCCATTAGCGCCGGTAATCTCTGTTTTGAGCTGATCGGTGTAATCGTCCTTGAATCTTGCTGTCACACTTTTAAGCCAAAGCTGCGCGTTAAAGTTCTTATCCGCAAGATTTCCTTGGCATTTATCTTCCCACCAAGTCTGCGAATGAGCCCGAGCGCGTGCGAGGCTGGTGCGAAAATCTTCGTGTTCTTCAGACCATCTGAAGATCGACGCCTTATCAACATCAAAGAAAGACGCCATTTGCGCAATGCTCTTTCCTTGCTTTCCGAGCTCAATGATCTGCTCGCAGTATTCAGGCAAATACTTGCTCGGCCTTCCAACTGGGCGTTTCTGTTTGACCTCGTCGCTCATATCAACTCTCAATCTTGAAACCGGAGCATGTTACCACACCCCGGCGTCATTGTTAAATCAGATAAAGTCCGAATCATCATCTACATCTACATCAGCCGGCGCAGGCGCTGGTCGCGTAGTTTTCGCAGAAGCCAACGCCGCCTTCCCCAAGGGCGTGTCTGCCAGCATCCCCAAAGCATCCATATAAGTGGCAAGGACAGCCTGTTCTTCAGCGCGCTTAGACGCGTCCTGCTTGCGTAGCGCAATAATCTTTTTAATGATCTTAGGATCAAAGCCCGTCCCCTTGGCTTCCAGATATACTTCTTTAATGTCTTCAGCGATTGCCGCCTTCTCTTCTTCTAACTTTTCGATACGGCTGACGATCGCCTGGAGCTGATTGTTTGTAGTCATTCATCCATTCCTCTAGGTATACAAGTAAGTGATCGGCCTTAAACCAGCAAGAGTCGCAGATCTCTTTACAGGACTCTTGCGGTTTTTTCGGGTTCAGACTGCCGTATTCATCTCGATTTCGATTTATACTGATATCAAATGAACACAGCCCACGCGCAAGAGTATCTCTCAGTTCAGCCGGCATTGTCAAATCCTTCCCGTAGACAATCTAAATTATTTTTATAAAATTTTAAAATAGCTATTGACGGGATCATAAGTTTGAAGTATCTTCAAAACATCGAGATTGAGATTGA